GCGCCGAACATACGGTTGGCCTGCCGGGCGACATTGGCGTTGCTCTGCTCGATGACGCCCTCGAGATTGGGGTTGCCCTGCAAGGCCTGCGGGTCGAGCATCGAGGCATAAAGCGCCGCTGAGGGCTGCGCGTTCAGATAGCTTCCCTCCGCCGTTCGCCGCGCATAGCCGTCGCCTGGATTATGGCCACCCGACGCGATCGCATCGGAAATCGGATTGCCGGTAGCCATTCTGGACAGGATGCCGCGCGACGGATCGCCCCCATGGCTCGTTCCGCCAACCGGCATCTTGGCCGGCATGTCTCCGCCACCGCGCATGCCGGAGCCAGCGGCCATGAGCCGCTCATAGACAGGTTGGCCCGACTGGACCGCGCGCCGCCCCTCGAAAATATCGCGGGCGGCGGATTGGGCGGCGCCAACATAGGGATTCGGCGTTTCGAACGCAGTCTTTGCGACGTCCAGAAAGGCGTCCTGCGCCGTCTTCGACATCTCCTGGAGGCGTGGCTGATTGGCATCGAACACGCTCTGCGTCTGCTTCATCCCGTTCAGGATATAAGGCTGCGCCGGCGCCCAGGGTTCGGTCTTCTGCTTGCTCTTGCTGCTGCCCATGATGTTCGTCCTCGATAAGGGGTTTGCGGAGAATGACGGCAGTCTGCCGATAGTCCGGCAGCACCCGTTTCCACCCGGTCCGGCCGACGACCTCCATCGCCACGCATCCATGTTCGCGCGCAGCGGCTTCGATCGCCTTCAGGAAATGGAGCCAGGACCGCCGACCGGTCCCACCCGTCAGCCAGATTTCACAGATCGCGCCGTCGAGGCTGCGCCTGATCCGCGTGACGACTGCCACACATGGCAAGCCATCGGTGGCGATCCACAGCTGTGCCAGGCCCTGCCGGATGTCGGCCAGCACCTCCTCTGGCCGATGATCGCCACCGCGCTCTATCGCGGGCAGCAGCAGGTCGCGGACTTCGTCCCAGCGATCGGCATGAACACAACCGAACCTCATACTGGATCCCCCGTCGCGTCGAGCCAACGCGCCTCCTCGCTGTTCCACCACAGCGGACGCTTGAGCGTGCGGTCGTAGAAAATCTGGCCGTCCGTGGGGTTCGGCGGGCGTTCGCTGCTGGCGCCGAGGCCGGTCAGCCGCCGGATCAGCATGTTCACAGCATCGCGGGCCTTGCGGTTCCACTCGAGCTGGCTGCGCTCCTGCTCCTTGATAAGCAGCGTCATGGCCTTCCTCCCGGCGCGAAATCCACGTCATAGCCCTGCGCGTATGTCCAGGCCGTTCCAGCGGGAACGGACAGCTTCGCAGAACAGAAGCTGCAGCTGCGGCGCATTCGGTGGACGCCGGCCGGCGTTCGCGTCTCGTGCACTGTCTCATCGAGGCTGTCGCTCAACCCGTCTGCACCGAGCAGGGTGATGATCGTCGCCGCGGCGTCGGTCAGCGGACGAACCGACCGTATCCGCGCCTTGCCCCCGGGAACCAACTCCTTGAGTCCGTCTATCAGCGTCGCCGCCATGTTAGGTCCACTCAGCGTCCCGAGCCGGTGGCTGCCGTCGAACAGCATGAGCAACGGATATCCGCCGCGCAGCGCGGCGCTATCGATCGACAGCCCGGTCGCGTCGATACTGCCATAAGATGCGTCGAGGGCATCGAGGCTTACGCTCTGCGACAACGCCGGGAATATCCTCTCGGCCGTCAGGCTTGCGGTGGTCCAGCGCCGCAGCGCGAAATGATAGAGATAGACCTCCGTCGCCGGGTTCGCGCTCGGCACGGAAACGATGTACGTCGACGACCGGGGATCGACCGCGGCGGACATCCTCTCCAGATATGTGCGGTCGAGCATCGACAGGAAGGCGCGATCGACCGTCTCTATTCCGATCGCCTCGACGGTTACCCCGTCGCAGGCCATGAACCCCTTGTTCGACAGGAAGAAAGTCAATTTGCCGTAGGTGGCGAGGCTCCACGGCGCGATACAACCTATGTCGGTCGCAATCTCGTCGAACTGCCAGATCGCGTCATCGGCAGTGTAGGTCATCCGGACGACGCGGTTCTCCTGGAAGACCAGCCCATATTCACCGCCGACCACACCGGTTATATCTCCGCCGGAAGACATGGCCTGAAAACCGGCCTCGCCGGTTCCAGCCGTCCAGGTGGCGGGATCGCCATTGTCGGACCAGGCAACCCTCAACGCATCATTGGCGACATAACCCGCGACGACGAAGCCTCGAACAACGGCCAGAAAACGTGCCGTCGGAGCGCTCGCCGCCAGCGCGGTCATTCCGGTCGGTGTCGAGGGATCGAATTTGTGGATAGGGTCGACGCCGTTGGTGGCGAGCATCAGCCTGTTGAACGGACAAAAGCGCACGCCGATCGCCGGCGAGGAGGACAAGCCCGTCTTGATCGCCACATGCCCTGCCCCGCCATAGCGGTAGATCGCCGTGGCGGTGGCGGCGAAGACGTAGACATCGTCGCTCGTTCTATAGGCGCCGGCACCGATGCACGCCGCTGGCAAAGCGCCACCGGGAGCCGGCGAGAAAGAGGGCAAGGGCGCATAGCCGTTAGCGATCGGCACGACACCATGCGCCCGGACGAGACCGTCCTGCAGATGCGCAGGCTGGTCGGGTTTCCATTCGCCGAAAATCTGTCGCATGCCTCAGATGCCCCCGTGCAGAAAGGCGGCCTCGCCAGAAGTACAACGGCCATCGCCGGACAGCGGAAGATCGTGTCTCAGCACAGCCTGATCAGCCGGCGAGGGGTAGAGCGCGACGATCCCATCGACAGCCTGGGCGAACAGGGTCGCAAAGCTGCTCATGCGGGCGTCGTTCCATCCGAAAAGCTCCGCCTGCGCCAGAGCGCCGTAGAGATAGGCGTTGCGATGATTGGCCAGCACCCAGTTGGAGACGGTCTCCGAAGACAGCGCCGGCACGCGCGAATAGCGGGTGAACACCGCCTGGATAGGCGCGCGGGGCGCAGGCAGGAAACGGAACTGCCCGCCGCTCAACGTGTACCGGACGGGAGCCGCCTCGACGCCATTGCCCGAAGAATCAAAAACCTCGGCGCTTCTGGCGGCAGACAATTCGGCGAGGCGCCCTGCGGAGGTGAACCCCACGGTCCTTCGCCGCCCGTCGGCATCGAACTCGACCGAGATGGGCAGGATTGTGCTTCCGTCGGGCAGGTCGACATATTCGCCGTCGATGGTGATCACGCTCCGCTCGATCATCGGCCGGATCGCGGCCCCTTGCTGCAGCGCCGCCGCGAGACGCGCATTCAGCTCGTCTTCGCAAAGCGCAATGAGATCGCCTTCCCGCGCACCAAGATCCGAGCCGTCGAGCCAGGCCGACAAGGCTTCGATCAGCCCGGAATAGGAGGTCAGCGCCATGATCTTCCTCCACAAAAAAAGGGGCCGGTCGATGACCGGCCCCTGCCTTTCAGATCATATGTGCCGGGCCGTCAGGCCATGCCGCTGATGCGGGTAGCGAGCCGCGGATCGATCGCCTTCAGGCCATAGAGCACGTCGAGCCGGAGGGTGCTGACGTCCGACGATCCGTTGTAGAAGGGGATCATGCGGACGCTCACGCCCTTGTAGCTCTCGCGCGCCACGTCCACCGCTCCGGGCGGCGAGACCATCGGTACGATCGCCAGCGCAAAGGCGTTCTTGTGGAAGGCGAGGTTCTGCGCGTAGCTCGTGCCGGCAGCGCCGAGGAAGCTGACCGCCTGATTGTTCAAATCGGCGGTCCCGACAACGTCGACATTCTTGAACGCGCCCGACCAGATCATCGCAGGATAGATCTGCACGTCGGTCTCGTTGCTCGCGCAGACCGCGTCCGCCACGACCGTGAACTGCTTCAGCCAGGGCAGACGCGTCTTCGTCACCGGATTGACGGCATAAACACCGGCGATGGTGAACACCTCGCCGGCCTTCACCGTGTCGGTCGCCGTGGCAAAGCCGTCCATGTGGATCGTCTGCACCATCGTGTCCTTGACCGCTGCATAGTCGGTCGTTGCCGCCGTGACGCTCAGGTCGATCAGGATCGAGCCGGCGCGGCTGCCGGTTGTCAGCGTCTGGACATTTTGCGACATGAAGGTGTCGACCCCGCCGATCCTGCCCAGGTCGCCCTTGCGATAGGCATCGTTCGCCGCCCCCTGGATATAGAGGTTGGTCTGCGTGCCCAGCATGCCCCAGTGGTCGGCCGGCGACAGGATCGCCGTGCGGCCATCGGACATAACCGCCTGCTCGTCCAGCCGCTGCGGCGCCGGCGCGAAATCCTGGAAGCTGTTGATCAGCTGGCCCGGAGTCCCGACCCAGTTCGGCACCTTGCTCGCCAGCGCCAGCACGTCGCTATCGATCCGGTTGGCGAGTTGCACCATGGCCGGCTTGATCACCCGCTCGGACAGATCCTTGATATTGAGCGTCAGTTCCTGCGAGGTGAAGGCAAAGTCGACACCCTTTTGCTGGTCGACGGTGATCGTGGTCGATCCCTCGACCACGTCCTGCACCGACGCGTTGCTGCCCGACCGGACGGTGAAGTCGGTCGGCCGTTTGATCGTCACGGTCGCTCCGGTTTGATAGCCAATGCGGCCGTTGGAGAACTCGGATTCGAGCCCGCGGTGCACCCGCTTGGCCGCGACCAGTTCGTTCTCGAGGACCATCAACGCCTCCTTGGCGATGACGTCGATCGTCAAAATGCTGTTTGCCATGCTTCGGATTTCCTATTTCTGCTTGGC